GGCGGTACTATTGGCAGAGGACTGCAGCTGTTTACCGTCATGCAACTTGTCCTGCTGGCAGGTGAGCTTGGCGAGAAGTACGGCAAGCAGCACGAGTACTACGACCTGCGGACACCAGCTGACGCGATCAAGCTGTTGTGTTTCAACTATCCCAAGTTGAAGCAGGAGTTGATTGAGGCGCACCATAACGGCATTGGATACAAGGTGATTCAAGGCGGGTCGTCGATGGGATATGACGAACTGCTCTTGCCATTCGGCAGTAAGCCACTGATGGTGGTTCCTGTTATTACAGGCAGCGGAGGAGACCCAACCACGCAGATTTTGGTTGGTGTTGGCTTGGTTGCGTTGGCGGCTGCGCTTCCTGGCGCAGGATTATTTGCAGGTGGAGCGCTCGGATTTGGTTCGACCGCTGCTGCGGGAGCTACTGTGGGAGCTGCTACTGCTTTAGGAACAAGCTTAACTGTTGCGGCAGGCAACATTGGTATTGCGTTAATTCTTGGCGGCACAGCACAGCTTTTGTCGCCCCAGCCAGAGCTTGCCAACGCTGGTGCGGACAGAATTCAAGGTAAAGGCACAAGAGTTAGAGGTGAACGCCCTGACGGCATTACTCGTGGAGGACTAGGACAACAGTCTTATGCGTTTACTGGTCCTGCCAATACCGTTGGAACGGGTGCGACAATTCCTGTGATCTATGGGCGCGTAATTACTGGTGCACATTTGTTGGCAGCAAATGTTGAAGTTGCTGACGACTCTGACCCCTTGAAGCTTGAAACGCAAACGCCTGGCTTGAGAACCTTGCGAGTCAATGGTCAAAAACTTACGCGAGAGTTGCAAAGCCTTGGAGGCCTAAAAACCCTCCGTGGCAAGGCAGGTGATTTAGTCGTTAATGCAGATGATACTAATAAAGACAAAAAAATAGCCATTAACAAGGTTTTTGGCCCTAATGGGGACGACCCTTTAGAAGAAGGCGAGGTTCTTTCAAAAAGTGGCCTCGAATATTACAGAAGCGAAAGGCGAAAAAAGTTTGATGTTATTTTTCAGATAGACAAAGGATTGTTTGATTTTGCAGGTGCGAAGGGATCTACAAAGATTGATGGTTTCATTACTTATCAGATAAAGCTAGAGGTCAGCCTTCCAGAAGGAAACGACATTGTTGCGGCCTCAGCACGCGCAACTATTCAAGGCCTGTTGCTGCAGACGCAAGACGTGACATATGCGCACAGGCTAGAGATGCCAAGGATTGGGGACGGCAGGAAGGTTACAATCAAAGTTGAAATAATCGATGTTGCCGTACATGAAAACGCAAGGCTAAGGTTGCAAGCATACGGCTACGACCTCATTTAGGACTCATGGCGTTAAATTCAAAAACCAATCTCAAGCTGATTGACGCCATTTGCGAGGGCCCGATCGAAGGCTTTGTGCATCATCGTAAAAGCGTCTTCTTGAACGAGACAGAAGTCACGTTTGATCAGTTGCAACAGCGAGCTGTTTTTATTGCCAGAACGGAAGGCACTCAAAATCAAAGCGAATTTAGAAGTCGCACAGTTTTCTCTGACGCACTAACAACGATTGAGCCCGTCGGATTACAAATTGGAAAAAACTACAGCGAAACGGTAACGGACGAAAACTTAGTCAAACAGGATGGCCGCGATTATGGAGCGGGCCAAGTTATTCGTGACATCACTGACTCAGAAGTTGATTTTGTAAAACTAATTTTTACGATTCCAAAGTTGTTTTGCGTTGCTGCAGAAGGCTTGGCGCGTGGACAGCTGTTTTTTGCTCAGATCAAGCTTGCTGTTGAAATACAAGATCAAAGCGGTGCTTTTAAGCAGATCGACATTGCATCAATCAACACAAGCGAGAAGAACGTTATAAAAGGCATTTCATCGTCAGAATATCAATACGAAACTCAAGAAATTGATTTGCGTGGATTCAAGTTTCCGTATCGCATCAGGGTAAGAAAGCTTCAATTTGATAATGCAGAAGATGCGTT